CCTAATCCCTATTACAACATATAAGGAGAACTGAATATGCTAGGCAAAGACGTATCAAAGAATATGCATGAGTTGGCTATGGACAATAAGAAGAAGGGCAAAGAGCGCGGGGCTGGTGGAACGCCTCGCTCACGCCAGCAGATGATTGCGATAGCACTCTCTGCTGCTGGGAAGAGCAACAAATCGCCTCGTAAGTTTCGGATGCGGTCAGGCTCGTAATGCTGGTCGAGTCTAAGGCTAGACTCAAGTGGGGGCGCGACATCCTTCTCACGGCACGCGACAAGCTTGCAGTAGAGAGGGATCGCGCTTCTCATGGAAGAGTGATTGACATTATACAAATAATCACGATGGTCGATGCGGCTGCACTAATAGCAAAGGAAATATTGGAGGATAACAAATGAAACTATGGACAAATAACACCAACGCAATTCACAAGGTCGATGACAATATGCTTCACCCGCGCAACACGTACGTCTTGCCCGATGAACTAACTGGACCAATCTGGGACGATTCAATCCCTTGCCCGCACAAGATTAAGCCGTACTACAAAGGGCGTGCGATGGGCGGGGCAACAGCCGTTTATCGCGCTGGGGCAATCGGTGACGCAATCATCGCTACTGCTTTCGTTAACTACTTGGTGCAGGAGTCGGGTGGGGTTGTGGATGTTTATGCACCCGCACGCAATCTGCCTCTATACGCTGGGCTGGGTGCAAAGCTGTGGCCGTTGCCTTGTTCGCTGGAGGCGTTTGATAGTTATGATGCTCACCTATGCACCGATGATTTATTCAGCGGTCAAGTTGGTAACACAAAGCTAGGCACTGGTGGTGGAAACTGCTACCAGCGGATCTACGAGTGGATGGGCGTGTGGGATGAGAAGAAGATGGCTAAGTATTGCAAGCCAGTTTTACATCTCATCGAGCCAGACCATGAAGAACTAAAAGCGATGGGTAAGTTGCCATTGCCAGACCCCTACTTTGCCTACCATGTTTCGTCCAGCGGTCCTACCCGCACCTACCCGCCAACGATGGGGCAGGAGGCGGTGCTTGCGTTGCTTGAGGCTTACCCAAAACATCACGCTATTATAATTGGGCTAGATAACTCGCACAACTTTAAGGTGGATCACCCGCGAGTGATTGACCTCTTTAACTGCACCAAGGTTGTGCGTTCGCTGTTCCCGATTATCAGCGGGGCTGACTTTGTTGTTGCGCCAGATAGCTCAGTCAATCACATGGCTGCTGGGCTGGATACGCCGTGTGTGTCGTTGTGGGGATCATATGATCCTGCTGACCGCATGACTTACTATCCTAAGAACGTATCGGTGTTCAAACCCGATACCTGCCCGCACGCGCCTTGCCGTCCTCATGCTGGCTTGCCACAAGCGAAGTGTAAGGATGCGACCAACAAGACTCCCAAGACGCAATACTGGTGCAATGCTCTGCGAAATATAACGGCGCACGATATTGTGCTTGCATCGCAAAAGGCGATGGAGCTAGAAAGCAAATAACTAACTGGCGTTGTGGTACGCAGGGAGATCCTGCGGCGGGCAGTTCCTCAGTGTGTCTCCTCTTGAATCAGAGCCAGTTTGAATTTTAGCATGAAGACCCCTTTAATCATATCATTCGGAGGAGGAACAAATTCAGCAGCAATGCTGATTGAAATGCAGAAGCGCGGGGTCATTCCAGACCTAATTTTGTTTGCAGATACTGGTGGCGAGCTACCGCAGACTTATGAGTTTGTTAAGATATTTTCTGATTGGTTGGTTAAGCACGATATGCCAGAAGTGGTTACTGTGAAGTACGCCAAGGAAACTCTCGAAGAGAATTGCTTGCGCCAGAATATGTTGCCAAGTATGGCCTACGGATTTAAGGGATGCTCGCAGAAGTACAAGATCCAGCCTCAAGATAAATTCGTCAACAACTGGCAACCAGCCAAGGATTGCTGGAAGGCTGGCAGTAAATGTTTGAAGCTGATTGGGTATGACGCTGGCGAGCATCACCGAGGGAAGATACCAGAGGACAAGAAGTACATCTATGAGTACCCGCTAGTGCGTTGGGGTTGGGGTAGAAAGAAGTGCGTTGAGGTTGTAGCAGAAGCTGGGTTCAAGCCAGCCAAGTCATCGTGCTTTTATTGCCCAGCAATGAAGAAGCACGAAGTTCTTGATCTTGCCAAAAACCACCCTGCTCTGGCAGAAAGAGCAATAGCAATGGAAAACAATGCTCATCTTAAAACTGTGGTTGGTCTTGGTCGCAACTGGAAGTGGGAAGACTTAATCAGATCAGATGCAAGCCAAATGAAATTATTTGAGGACCTGCCAGACGAAGTGCCTTGCGGGTGTTATGACGGATGACCCCCGCGCAACGACAAGCTGAAGAGATCGTAGGCCAAGTGGATTGGCAATCCGAAAACCACGGGCTGTGCAAGTGTCCAGGTGAAGCTGCTCATACCAGCCACACCCGCATCAGAGACACAACGGTGTTCGTGGATGGCGCGCCGACTATATTCTGCTGGCATACTTCCTGCACGCCGTATCGTGATGAGGCTAACCGAAAGTTGCGCCGAGCTATATCCAGCGATGTGCTTTACAAGCCAGTCAACATTATGTCGGGTGGCACAGCCACGCCCAAGTTAATCATCAAGAAAGACCCGCACGCCGAGGTGTTGGATAGGATTAAGACGATTGCTGAATCCAACAAGCAACGCTATCTGACGCACTACAATTGGGACCCAGCGGATATGTACGAAGAAAGTCCAGTTAAGTTAGGCGATCCAGCGCAGGACTATCAGTTGTTTCTCTCAATGTTTAATGTCGCTGACAATATCTGGATCGGTGATGTCAAGGACAGCGGGAGACACCCGCAGAACTTTAGGTCAGCTTGGGATTGGCGGAAGCTGGACGAGCCAATCGGGCAGTACACGACTGGTGCGACCTACAAGCTGGATACGGTTAGCAGATCCAATGACACCGTTGAGCATAGAGTGTTCCTTGTTGTTGAGTCCGATGTGTTAACTAAGCCAGAGATGGGCGCGGTGTTCCAACTGATGCGTGATTTATTCAGCATGAAGTTACACGCCGTTGTGGATACTGGTGGAAAGAGTTTGCATGGATGGTTTGAGATGCCACCAAAGAACGAATGGGTGGATCAGTTAAAAGCTTTTCTTATTCCGTTAGGATGCGATCCTGCAACATTCAAACCTAGTCAACCCGTTAGGATTCCTGGGGCAAAAAGAAACGACAAGATGCAAAGCCTGCTTTGGTTTTGCAAAGGAGGAAAATGATAGAACCAGCCGTAGCACTTGGTATCAAGCCGAAGACCGATGAGTGGCCGCCGATTAAATCTTATGCACAACTTATTAAGGAAGACCTGCCAGCACCAGAGACGTTAATCGAGGGGATGCTGCACAGAGGCGGGAAGATGTTGCTAGGTGGAGGAAGCAAGGCGTTTAAGAGTTGGAGCTTAATTGACCTAGCCTTATCACTACACGCTGGCGTGCCTTGGTGGGGGCAGCAGTGCAAGATGTCGCGGGTGTTGTTTATTAACTTTGAGATTCAAGAATGGAGTTTCCGCAATCGGTTGGCTGATGTTGTCAAGGCAAAGGGGTTGGAGGACAAGGCTGATGACTTTGATACATGGACGCTCCGAGGCCACGCTGCCGACCTAACTCTCATTCGCCCTATGATTGAGAAGCAGATTGAGGGCAAGGGATACCAAGCCATAATCCTCGATCCAAACTATATGCTGATGGGTGAGAGGGATGAGAACAGCGCGGGCGATATGTCGAGCCTGATGAACGAGTTTGAGTACCTAGCGACACGCCACAATCTGTCGATCATTCTGTCACACCATTTCAGCAAGGGAAACAAAAGTGGGTCAGAGTCGATTGATAGGTTCAGTGGGTCAGGTGTATTCGCGCGCAACCCAGACAGCTTGGTGGTCTTGACACCGCATGAAGAGGATGAGCGCACCTTCACCTGCGAGGTGACGTTGAGGAACTTCAGCCCTATGGATGCCTTCGTTGTCCAGTGGTCTTACCCGCTGTTCCGCCAGAACTTTAACCTCAACCCAGATAAGTTAAAGAAACCAGGCGCACACAAGGCTGTTGACGATAAAAAGTTCCTAACCGAGATGGGTTCAAAGGAGTGGCAGGCGGGTGATTTATGCCGCCATATCATCGAAAAGCTGGAAGTATCTGAATCCACGTTTTATCGCTATCTTAAACGCCTTCACAAAGCTAAGAAGATACTGTCTGACAATGGCTTATATACTGCCAATCAGACTACTTTCTAATCTACTTTCAAGTTACTATCATTTATAGAGCAGTCAGACCCTTATATATATATAAATTAAATTACGCGAAGGAAAGTAGGGGGAAGGACTCCTTAGTCCGTCCTCCCCCCATACCACTACGTTCTTTCCGTAGCGTGTTCGGGTAATCAGAATAAAGAACGAAAGCTGGGTTGGGCTGGGTTGGGTTGGGCATCCTCACACCTGCCAAGAACGGAGTTGGTTATCAGGTGGGGGATGTGATA